CAGGGGATTGAAGTTCTCCCTCTTTGACTTGCAAATCCCCTCTTCTGCCATCCTTCGGCGCTTATTGGTTAATCTGATTCCGAGACTCACGCCCATCCTGGTATCCAAGAGTTTATAGCTTTCTTTTCGTAGATCCCGGATATGTTCAGCCCCTCCCATTTCGTGCGCCATCTTTCCGATCAGGACCGAAGAATCAATTCTCCAACTAGTTGTGTTTAGAGACACAACATCTCGTATGCTCTGCACCGCTTCTTTGTTTTCAGTGATGGCCTTTTGCATTTCATTTTGTTTTAGTTCCATGGAGATCAGGAGTTGGAGCTGCGGGCTAAGTTGTTGCATCGGGGCGCCTGTTTGCTTTACCGCGTAGTAATCATCAACTAGCATTTCGTATGCTTCCCATGCCTTATCAGTGTTGAGTGATTTGGCGTGGAGCCATGCGCCCTTTTCGGGCCAGAGGTAAAGCTTGTTAATGTTTGGCGGCAAATCAATTTGATTTTCTGCCCTAAAATCCTTTAGAGCGGAGCCCTCAAGCAAAAAGAAATGCTTTCCTTCCGTGTAGCGATCCTTGTTGCGGTTAAAGTTATTAATTATGAGTTGTGGATCGGCCTCATAGGATCCAGCTAATTGTGCCGTGGTTAAAATCCTTTGGCCTTGTTGTTCGATTGGAATTAGATCGTTCATAGTTTCCCTCCTTAATTAACTTCTTCACAAACTTAGCCTTGGGTCACTCATGACACTTCTTTACCAAAAAAAATTTCATCTAAGGAACGTTTAAAATATTTCCTTAACGCAAACATCTCATCCGACTTCCAATTTCTCTTGTTGTTTTCCTTTGCCAGATAAGAAGTCTCTGAAATACCTAGTGTCCTAGCCATGTCGGCCATTGATAGACCCCGTTCAGCCCGTAATCCCTTGAGGCTAGCATTGGGTACTTTCTTTATCTTATTTCCCATAATCTCACGTCCCTTCTGTGTCTCGCTTGACACTTCTCACTTTAAACCCAAATCCACAGTATGTCAACTACTTTTTTACGCTTTATGACACATATATTATTAAAAAGCTTTACTTATGACACAAATTATATATAATGTATCCAAGAAGGTGAGGCGCAATAAATGGAATTGTTGGATAAAATCGGTGTAATCTTAAAGGATTTGCGATCAGAAAAGAACGCTACATTAGAGGAAGTGGCGCAATCAATAGGTTCAACGAAATCATTACTATCTAAGTATGAGAGAGGTGCTAGTGAACCTGGACTTAGAAATCTTAAAAAGTTAGCTGATTATTATGATGTTTCGCTTGATTATTTATTTGGCTTTACTAAAGAGAAACGTCCTGTGATTACCTCGGAAAAGTTAAACGAATTATTCTCAGGCCTTGCGGTTAATAAGAAACGAGAAGTTATTAGATATTTGCAATTTCTTAACGTGATTCCGGAAGAAAAGGAGTAGGTTGTAATGGGAAGCATATTTCAAGACAAAGCTGGTTATTGGCGTGGTACAGTTAATCTCCCAAGGATACCAGGCGGTAGTCGTAAACAGAAGACGTTCTACGGCGACCTTTCCCAAACAGTAAGCCAGCAGAAAAAAGAACTCCAAATCCAAATAACGAATCTCGAATATGAAATTAACAATAATCTCTACCTAAATGAGTCTAACGCTACGATGGAGCAATACCTAAAGGAATGGTTGAAGATTTATGCTGCTGAAAACTTAGAGGAAACTACTGGGGAACTTTATGAAATGTATGTAGAGGTACATATAAACCCCATTCTTGGTAAATTGAAAATTAAAGAGATAAAGCCTATGCAAATTCAAGAGTTCTACAACGAAAAAATGAAAGACATTGAACTTAAAAATGGCAAGGTTAAAAAGGGATTGTCGAAAAACACCATAGGAAAATTACACTCTTTTCTCAATCGGGCGTTCGATGATGCAATGAAGAACCGGAAGATAAAATACAATCCATGCCAAGGAGTAAATAAGCCCAAGAAGAAGAAATACAAACCAACCATTTGCAGCGAAGAAAACTTTTATACCTTGCTTGATAAAACGAAGGGAACGTTTGACGAAATAATGATATTGCTCTCAGGGATATGTGGTCTGAGACGTGGGGAGATTTTCGGGTTACGGTTCATTGATGTTGATTCCAAGAACTATAAAATTTCGATCATGCAAACTAAGGTAAGGTTTAAAAAAAAATGGATAATCAAGGAGCCTAAAAACGATACAAGCGCAAGAAAGATTTCCGTTCCAGAGTTCGTCACGGATACTATTAGCACTTACTTGGCATCACTTAAAGTTGTTCCAGAAACAATTTTTGAAGAGTTCCTGCCTGATGCTTACAGTAAACATTTCAGTAAACTATTAATTACACACAACATCCCTCACATACGCTTTCATGACTTGCGTCACTTCAATGCAATCATCATGTTAAAATATGGAGTCACTGACAAAGTAGCATCCGGAAGGCTAGGGCATAGCCGAGTACAGACCACTAGGGAAATATACCAACACGTTCTACCTGATATGGACAAACAGGCATCTAATATAATTGAAGGTATTTTTAGTAAAAAATCAGAGAGCAATTAGTGATCTGTACACGCATTTTACACACCACGGGCCCTATAATATATGCAAATGTTTCATTCATTACACAAAACTAAACATAAATATATTTAAACCCTGTTTTTTTGGTAAAATACAGAACATAGCTATAATGCGGGGTCAACGGTGACATTTCACTAGATTCAGGTTCTAGTGCTCGCAAGGGCATGGAGGTTCAAGTCCTCTCGACCGCACCAGTCATACCAAGGCTTCCAGCCTTTAACCTATAAACTTAGCTGAGTTTACTACAACAACCTTACAACAACTAGATTTTAATAGGGTAAGATAAACCGATTTAAATCGGCTTTTCTTACCCTATTCTATTGGTAATTGTATACAAAAAAACGAAGAGCTTGATTTTCAGCCTCGTCTTTTTGCGTTAAATAGCAACCTTCATTATGCTGATAACATCCGATCCTTGGGTGTCCCAACAGGCAATCATACCCATCCATTAAAGCATTCTCTAGAATTGCTATGTAATATTTCGATCCTTCGAAATTCTTGTAGGTGTATTAATCGTTATAGTCCTAGATCTTTTACATGCAATACCAATTGTTATCTCCAAATATCTTAGCGTACTGAAATGTGTTCAGCTCAAACGGCCTTTGCGCCCTGCTCTAACTTGTCTGTAAGCTCTTTCATTTCTCTTGTTTAGTCTGCCTTGCCGTTTTCATGTTCATTTATTGTTATTGCTTTTGTACTCCCTCACATATTTATATAACGTAGTTTTACTTAATCCGGTGGTTTCAAGAATATCGTTTATAGCTAACTCATCTGAGAAATACATTTTTAAAGCGCTCTCAACATTCTTGTTTTCCTTTGGCTTCCTGCCAATAAAACGTCCTCTTTTTTTCGCTGCAATCATGCCGGCTTTAGTACGCTCTGATCTGACATCAAGCTCCATTTGAGACATGGCACAGAATATATCATAAACGAATTTGCCCATTGACGTTGATGTATCAAATTTTTCTTGAAGACTTACAAAATGAATACCTTTCTGTTCAAAATCTTTTATTAAGGGAAGAAACTGTTTTATTGTTCTTCCCAACCTATCGAGCCGCCATATTACCAAGATATCACCCGCACGGAGCCTCCCCAAAAGCTCCGTGAGTTGCTGCCGATTCTGTCGTGGTCCTGTTGCTTCTTCCTCGTAGATTTCATCGACACCGTATTCGTTGAGTGCGTCTATTTGTAAATCTAAGTTTGGGTCATCTTTACTTAACCTTGCATAACCGAACTTCATTCGAAACTCTCCTTTATTCATATTGTAACGACATAAAAATTAAGTGCGTAGAAATCTAGTGTGTGTTCTAAATGAAATCCTTTTGTATCTGCTACATAATTAAGTGAGTGATTGCCAAATAGTTCGTTAGTGAAAGAGTCATTAGCAAAGTGGTATCGAACAACTGTAAAGTGATAGTTCCTTCGTCCTTTTCATTGAT